CACGGGCGGCAAGGTCGGCAAGGGCGGCACGGGCGGCACGGGCGGCAAGGGCGGCACGGGCGGCACGGGCGGCAACTCTATTGAAATCCTTCGCACTGGGTTTTACGCCATCAATCCATCTCTGATATAGATCAGCGTATTGTTCAAGCACCTCGCGAACATCTGCCCACTCCGGCTTTACCAGTTTCAAAGCATCAACGAGAAGCCAATGCACGAACCTCGGGGCAACCATTTCCAGGTTGGCGCCAGGCTGGATAGCATTCATGAACCTCTCTGGCCACTCCACATGTTTGCCATCAGGAAGGCGTTCAAAAATTAAATCTTCAAGGTAAGCCATCTGACGTGGAATGCCGAATCCTTCCTCATAGGCAGCATGATCGTCTGTCTCGAAAGACAGTCCGCGGCTCAGGTTAAGAGAATGGATCGAGCAGCCAACGGCACAGCCCTTCCATTTCCCGTCTCTCTCTCTTCCGTAGGTTCCTTTGATGATCTGGTCTGCCTGTCTGTGCAGTGCGATCTCAGCCAGGATTGCTTCCTTTAACGTTGCGTCTCCATGGAAGGCTATAAGTTTTTTCATACGGCTAACCTCGTCTCTTTCTTTTGGATTCTCCAGTTAGAATAAACATGAACTTTCCCTCTTTTCATTTGGTTCTTTTTGTGGGAGCTTACGTACTCCCACTGCCGGCTACCACGCCAGACGCTCCACTTGGCCCGGAGTTGGGCCGAGGGACAACAGCGGAGATCAAATTTACCGCCGGTTCAGCATTGAGTTATCCATACCACCAAAGCGACCGCTAGTGCAGCAATCAGCCAAGCGGCCAGAGTATGCCTTGATGGCGGAAAATGCAGTAGTTTAGTCACAGGCCACTGTCCGCATCGGACGTTACGCGCACGCCATCGAACGCCCCGCCGTAGTCCGGCTGCCGGTCTTCTTCTATCCGTTCTTGCTCCTCTCGGAGGCATTCAGCACAGAGTTCACCGAACTGGTTTGGCTTCTCACAGTCAGGACAGCATTTGACTGAGTCATCAACGGCAGGGATATCGACTTCCGCCATCGTCGAGCAGGTGTCCTTGTGATATCCGCGGCCACCACACTCAAGGCACTCCTCGGAATGGTCAACGCCGCAGACAACGCAGCAGGCGGTGTCTTCGTCGATAGTGCAGTCGGAATCCTTGGTATGAGGGGAAGTGAACGCCCTGACCATTCCGACCAGGGCATCGTGTTCAGCGTCATTCGAATCGCCGGCGAGAGTTTCAATCGCTTCCTTGATGGCTTCCTCGCGTTGCTTGAGAATGTTGGTCATTTGCAGTTTCCTCCAAAGCTTGCATGGGTTGCACAGCAGACTATCGGCGCGGGAGGGATTCCACTCTCGTCTTTCATGCGGAACTCCCATTCGTCATCAGGTAATGGCGTCAGCACGTACCACTTACTCGCATTGACGAGGATGGCAGCGTAAGCGACTGCGTTTACACGCCCGCTGATCGTCAATAGCTTATGTGGTGGTATCGCAGGCTCCTGTCCGTCGCCAAAGTTCAACTCTTCGCAGAGCCCGTCGACTTCGTCAGTGCTGAGAGGTTCCTGTTCTCCAAAGTGGCCAATGAACTGTGTTGGGGGGCGCCGCCGTTCAACTCGAGCGTGGTCTGCCAGTTGCGTAGCGCGGCAAGGATTGTTGCGAGTGAACGATCACCTATGTGGGTCATCTGGACCTCCGTCTGAGTTTCCGCTCCGTTCTGGCTTTCTCGGCTGCTACCCTTGCGGCAAAGTCATAGATACCGCGCCAGGATACTTCGAGTTTGTGGCGCTGGCCAGCGAGGCGCAGCACAACGTGTTCGGGGTACACTTCGGCAACGATTGGGCGCTCAACACGCATGTGTTTGATCACCTTAGTCGTGGGACTGGTCTGTACGGTCTTGGTTCCGGGCGTAGAGACCGTGGCGGAAGTGGCAAACGATAGACGGGTCTTGCGCTTGGCTAGGGATGTCATGCGCGCCTCCGTTTCGTTTCGATGTACAACTCTTGAAGTTTTGCATAGAACCATAGCTTGTGTTGCATTTTCGTTTTTCTCCTGCCGTTGGTAGCGGCTTATTGGTAAAGCGGACTACATTGTGAACCTGGAATATTCCAAAGTCAAGCTTTTTGTTTACTGGCGACAAAGATTAGTGGGTTGGTATTTGGCTGCTACCCAGTCTTTCCATGTAACGCGCTTGTCGTAAGCGCCGATCACCCAGCGTTGGAAACCGACCAGTTCAGGAGTGCGCACGAACGGCATTGGGTACGGACGCGCGCCAAACTCCCGCAACTTCCGTCGGCGATAGTCCCGGTCGGCTGGGGTCTCCCCTGGCCAATAGCCAATGAGCATGTAGACCATGATGTGGTCTGGTTTTACGCCAAAGGAAACAAGTTGATGTAGCCCATTCATTAACCTGTCTTCGTCTTGTTTGCTGTCCCATGCCGTGTAGATGCGCTTGACCTTCATCGAATCATCGCGGTAATCGACTGCGGCGATGGCCGCCGCGGCCTCGGATGTCAGACATCTGGCGTTGATCCCCTGGTTGAATGAGACCTTGAAGCATCCATCTTGAATTTCTCTTATGCGCTTACGCCATTCCGGCTGACCAAAGAAGTCGTTATCGAGCAACAACAACTCGCGCGGCCAAGGATCACCGCGCCAGATGTCTATGATGCTCATGTGTGCCTGGACGCGACCCTCCTTCCTGGGCACGACACAGAACGAACAACTCAGCCGGCATCCTCGCTGGGTGAATCCCATGGACTGCTCGAACCTGGGATAGATCGAGTAGTCCAGTACACCAGGGTGGATATTGTGATCCTCGAGCGTGGTGGTAAGGTCCCAGCCGGTGCCGCCGATGATCGCATGGGGATAGATCTCGCGCAGGCGTTCGGCCAACGGGCGTGAGCGTGAGAAGATCGCGCTGGCGTAGACCTTGCCCGGTGTCGCGTCCCAGAGGTGCGCCTCTAGCGCCTGGGTGTTGCCGACTGTCCGCAGTTCTACATCATCGCCATGGTTCTTTGGTGCACTGCCGACGCAACCGGGCTTCCTCGACCGGACCACTGTAGTCCATCGGCCTATCGGGCGCTGTAAACGCCGGAATGGAAGCGAATCTCTGCCCTGTAGAATTTCTCCCATTCCGCAGATCATCACTCAGCTTGCCTTTGGTGCGTACCAGGATAGGAACACCATCCAGACTCTGAAGCCATTTCAGGTGCTCGTAAACCTCTTCAGGTTCGTCCTGTGTGTCGGCAAAAATGGCGAAGTCTATGTACCCAACGGCAGGAAACGGAACACCCATAGAACTTTTGAGATTGGCACACGCCATCAGGTAGATGGTCGTGCTCTGGACACCAGCCCCTAGATTTAGGACGGATACCTTCATTGATCTGCCCTCAATGTCCTCACCTCAAAGAACCCGGCCAGGTCTTTCTCTTGCGCCATGACTAACCGCGCGTACCGGCTGGTGTAGTGGTCATTCAGCTTGAATTCGTCGGTAGCCTTGGTCTCGATGTACATGTGCCACCTGATACGTTCGAATATGGCGTCCATTGAGTACCGTAGGCGCCCAACGCGCAGGACCTCTCGCGAGTATTTCACGATCAAAGCGTAAATGCGGGGGTTGTCCGCGTGGAACTGCTCGAACTCGCGCTGGATTCTGGTCCGCCGGTCTTCAGGATCGGGCACGCCATGGAATAGCGGCAGGTCTTTGACCTCTGTTTTCATCCTTCCCGCCTTTCTGGCTTCACCAGCGCCCCGGCGATACCGGACTTCCGCAGCGCTTCAGCGTCATTGTCAGAGTAAGCGATCAGTGCCGAGGGCCCACCGGCATTGTATCGCGAGCGGGAACCGTCGGGCAGGTAGAAGTTCAGCCGGCCTTTGATGAACAATACGAGTCTGGCGTATGGCCAAATTGAACGCTGCCAGAAATCAGTTTCCGTCCTGGCGAACGTCAGTGCGATACCGTTGGCGTTTTTTGCCATGCGTTCCATCCACGGGCCGATCTTGTCGCCATAGGGAGGGTTGAGCCACACACGGGAGTTGCGCCAGTCGGCTACAAGGCCGTCTTCTGGCAATGCGATGTGGAATGCCGCAGTCGGCCAGGGGCGAGGCTCGGGACAGGCGCATAGGTCTAGGTAGAACTCGCCGAGCGCCTGAATGATCTGCGGTGGTGTGAGCCACAACTCATTCCGGCCATTGTTGGCCAGTGTGTGACCGCCGATCCCTTTGCGGCTCATGGAAACTGGAGTACCTCCTGGTCCAGTCGCTTGGCAGCGAACTCGCATTGCTCCTCGCGCAACTCGCAACCTATGGCACTCAAGCCCAATTGCTTTGCCGCTACCAACTCCGAGCCGGAGCCAGCGAACGGGACAATCACCAGTCCCCTCGGGGGACATGCGTACTGCAGTAGGAGTTTCAAGAGTGTTACGGGCTTCTCGGTTTCGTTCTGTGCTTGCCCGTGTGTTGACCGGCAATAGATCACCGAGCGGGCCTGCCGCGGCCCACCATCCATACTCTTGAATGTCGAATTCGGGATTTTTCCCATGTGCGCTGGGCGCTCTTTTCTTCTGGTCGTTCTCTTCACTGCATCATTTGTGAGTGGCACCTTGTGATAAATCGCGTCCCATCGACCGCGGTAGAAGTGCGCAGCCTGCTCGTGTACCTGCCTGAAGGTATCGCACTTGAATCCCGAACCGTTGTGTTTCTCCCATACGACATCATGGGACGACTTCCAGCCTTTAAACTCCTCTCGATGATCCATGAAAGTCCGGAGTTTCCCAAAACACCAGAGAGAGTCGGATTTGATGGCCCCAATCCATCCGGTGGGCCAGCGATCCCAGTAGAGGGAGGTGATCCCGTAGGGCGGGTCAGCGAGAACACAGTCGCCCGCCTTCTCCTCTGGCAGTATGCTGCGGCAGTCACCATGGAATAGTTTGATGCCTGCATGCTCGTAGTAGAGCCTACTCACTTAAGTCCTAACTCCTTAAAAACATCCTTGCAATATGCAAGGCCAAAGGCAGCGGAATTTTGGCGATCTCAGCAGAGGCAGCCTTGCGCTTATGGCCCTTTGAACTCATGGCCGCTATTCCTGTATCGAACCAAATTGGGCCACTGCCTTCCTGTTTAGTTCCCGCATCCCGCAGCCGCTCCAGATTCTCTCTTGCGCTTTTCAGGTGGCTTCCTTTGCCGCCGTTGCGCCTTGGATCGGAGTAGACAGACACTTTCACACCTTCACGCTCACTGGCCATGCCGACCTTCACGCCGTCTCTGCGCAGCGCCTGAAATTCTTCGTTCAGGTTCCATGAGAAGTTGGAGCCGATGCCCGACGTATTGCCAACTTTCACGCCGTCCTCTTTCGCGAATGGGCCATGATGCTCAACGGGAATGAAATCTTTGAGTCGCTGAATTGGCCTTTCCGACCACCGATCATTCGAGCTATTGCCAGGTAATTTCAATCCCGACGTGGCCGCGACCGACGCCGATTGAAATGATCCGCCTGAAGCGGCTCCAGTGCGCGCCGGGTCCCACGAGCCTGTGCTGGATTTTCTTTCTCCGCGAAACGTAATCGGCATTAAAGCAGGGACATCTCCCCAGAGATGGAAACTCCCATAATTCCAAGCCGACCTGCCAACCCAAGGACAAGCTCCGCGAACATTTTCAACGATCATGGGGATATGTCTGCCGGCCGCCTCGCTTGCTTCGCGCTGGATGCGGAAGCAAGCATCAAACAGCGCATTCAGATCCTCGATGGTGCGCGACCCGGTATAGCCGCATGGAAATTCACCTTTGCCGCGAAGTGCTCTGGCAATCTGCTTTGCCCGCGACCATGGCATCGCCATATAGCTGTACTCGTTACACGGCGGGCTGGCCACGATAACCGCAGCATCAGCAAACTGTGAGCCATGCAGCGAACGCACATCACGGATGAACAACTCGCCCGGATACGTCCCGGTTCCGTAATCGTGCTTCTCTATGTCGTAGCCTTGCACTCGATACCCCTCTGCCAGGAATCCTTCAGCCCAGCCGCCAAGTCCTGCGTAGAGGTCTACGCACAGCGGTTTTTTTGTGATAGGCATTCATGCCACCTCTGGCCATTTGAGCCACTTGCCAGCAGTCGCCCGCAACTCCGGAGATAACAAGTTGGCCTCGGTATAGCGCGTGAACGACAGCGAAGGGTCAGTTTCACGTCCTCGCGGATCAATCGGAGCCTTGCAGCCAAATGGGCACTTCTGTGTTGGATGGTGCATTTCGTTGCCTTCGTGCCTGCCGTGGACGACCTCGCGCCCGCAGCAGGACATCTTGAACACCGCTACCATGCTCATACGCTGGACACGAGAATCAGGGCCTCGGCTACAGCCTGATGGTGGCGTTCCCTGGCGCGGCGCTCTTCCTCGGCCAGGATGAGCGGCAGTAATCTCTGCCGGCGCTCGGCATCGTCCGTCCCGAGAGCAAAGAACTCACATTCCGCGGAGTCCGCCAGCGCGCTGCCGAGCCGCACTGTTTGGTGGTGAGTCGACCCTGGTGGCAATGTTCTGCCCTGTGTGAACTCCAGTATCTCTCCTCGCAGGGCATGGGGTGCGTTGGTGATTCCAATCAGGCAACAGCAAGAACGGGCACTCAACTTCCCTTCTTCGGTGTGGGCTCTTAGATCGGCGAGGCCCTGGTCGGTGTAGGCCGTCTGTAGAAACTTCACGATGTTCTCTGTGTTCATTGAATAACTCCTTGCATGATCAGGTCGATGGCTTCAGTGCGGCTGAGTAGATGATCGTCGTCTTGATCTCGCCCGTTCACTATCTGGCGATTATCGCCTGCTCGGTCAGATAAAAGCTGCTGTAGTTCCGGGTTTGTCAGTTGCGCCAGTTTGTAGCGTGCTTCAGCGTCCACGATATCCTCCTTTCTGGGAGCGGTTTACAACTCCGGCGGCAACAACATTTTGCCCATGGGTCACCGCCGGAATCAATAGGAATTTATCTTCCCCCTTTCAGGTGCTTTTAGATTTACTTCCTCGAAAGTCTTAGTCCCAGTACGCAGATGGGTCCTCGTGCTCAGGGAAGTGCTCCTTCAGCCACGCGGTAGCCACACCGGTTGGTTTATCTCCTGCACTGAACTCCGCGTATAACCACGGGTCAGATGCCCAGAGAGTTTGGCCTGTAGCATGGTCAGTCACGACCGCGCGCTCCTTCACTGGCTGTTTATCTTTTGCCCAGTCAAATACGCTGCCGTCTGCTTTCAGTGCTTCGCCGCTGACGGTGTAACGGCGCTCGAGTTGCATGTGGGCTGAACGATCATAGAACGCCGCTTTGTAGAAGATCCCCGCGCGCTTCCGCCCCTTGGCATCGCGCAACTCTGACCACATCGAGTGGTCGGTTGCTTTCTTGGTCCAACCAGGCGGAAATCTGACATTGACGAAAAGGTCGTCAGCCTGTGTGCCGAACGTGAACCCTGCCTTCTCGAGTTGCTTCTGTTGCAGTTGGGAGCAATTCGGTAGGGTACCTGATGTGACGAAGGCCTTTTGGCCTTCTGCCTCCTGCCTCTCGATGCCTCCAGGGGTTGAGGCAATGACGGCATTCTTGATATCGCCGCGTGCTGCTGCGGCAATGGCTGCTAGATTTAATTCGTGCTTCATAGTCTTGTTTTATCCTAAGTATCTCTGTTGGCTGTTTTCCCAGGGTTTACCCCAGGCTCCTAGTTCGCCTTGACGGCCTTGGCCCTGTCTTCCGTCTGGTGTGGCATGTCGGACTCTTCGCGCTCGTCTTCATCTTCCTCGTGATGAGACTTACCAGCCTCATCCTCGAAACTCATCTGGTTATCATCCGCTTCCCTTGTGGCATCCGCGGTCGGAGTGAAATCGGCCCAGACGGTCACCCCTCTTTTGTCGTGCCAGAAAAGCAGTCGGGCCCTGGTCTCTTCGACGCGCACCTTGAAGCGCATTAACGTGATGAACGAATCGCCGTCCTTCTCGCGTTCGATGCTGAATTTGAATAAAGATTTGTTCGTCATCATGATCATGCGCTTTGAGCCGTCGGGTTGGTTATGGAAGAACTCGAGCGTCATCCCAGCCAACTCGAAGTCTCCCAGGCCCGCATCGGGAACCAGCGAGCTTTCTTGGTTTACGGCCTCATAGGCAGGCCGGATAAAGTCTGGAAGACCCACCATAGATTCGCCGGTAATCGGCATACGGAAACCGAATATCAGGTTAGGATTGTTGTCTTTCTCGTTCGCCGTCATCTTCTCCAGAACAACCTTGCGGCGCTTGCCTGGGAAAAAGCTGAATCGGACATCTTTGTTGTGCTCGTATTTGACGCCGTCTCTACTCACTGTCTTCTCCTTTTGTCGGGGTTAAAAAGTGTCTTCTCATGTCGGCCAGATACAGGCGGCATCTGTCATAGTGCTGCCAAAAATAGCGTAGGCTGAAAGGCGGCCACTTCTGCCACTCTCTGCCGTGCGAATCCATCGTGTCCTTCATTCGCTGCATCAGCCGCGCCCGCTGAAGTTTGATCGAGCACGAACGGCAGAAAGGGGAGTTTGGCCATTTCTCTGACTGGCAAACCGCGCAAACCGTTCCTTCGTATTCGCGCTCGAAGTCCTCCAAGGCCAACGTCTCTGGTTGGGTCGTAACTCCACATGATTGGCAGAACCAATTGGGAGGAACAGCCACCATCGCAACCCCGCACACATGGCATGACGGGTTGCCATCGGTGGCTGGATCGTGAACTTGAATGTAGTTCGTGCTCATCAGAACGGCTCCTCTTCCACCACTGCTGCGACTGTGGCCTTCTGTCGCCCTGCATGATGTCGGTTCACCGTGGCCTTCATTGCCGAGTAACTCTCCAGCCGGTGCGTGATGTTCTGGACGGCGATGCCAGAGTGAAAACGCATCGACATCTCGGCCATCTTGTCGAGAAAAAACTGAAACTCTTCTGGTGTAAGTTGCCCCTTTGTATCGTTACAAGGGGCACAGGTTGGGCAAAGATTTCCCAGTCCTGGACTGCCGCTGCGAGCAAGTGGCATACCGTGGTCAATCTGGCAACTGTATGCGTCGATTGGCCGCCGGCAGTAGCGGCACTGGATTGCTCCGTTCTCGCCGCCGAACTGGTCGAGCATCCATGAGGTGAACTGCTTTTTATTAAACGGCAGGATGTAGCCCTTTTTGATGATGCGACCGTTCTTGTTCTTCTTCTCGCGGGAGCGGCTCTGCTGGCTATTGAATAGACTAGTGACACGATCATTGAAGCGTTGAGTAAGGGTAATCATCTGCGGTCCTCCTCGGCAACCCGGAATAGCATCACTACGCAAATCTTGAGATCGATATATGCCTCGTCTTTTTCCTTTGATCCTGCCAGCGCTTCCACGAACCGGCGCATGAGCGTCAGCGCCGCGCGACCAACCTGTAGTTGTACCCTCCGCTGCTCTGGATCTCGCGGGAACCATCCGTCTTCCTTGAATTTTGCCACTTGGCGCTTCCATCCGGCGCAGACGTGCTGTGGCGTGCCACTGCCGCCGATAGTTACGAACCTGCGGTTGATTTCAAATATCTGCGTATCTTGCCACTCAAAGCCATGGTGACAAAAGAACGGAATGCCGGCCTTGGCGCAGATCATCGCCTTGAGCCGGTTGTAGGGCTCGCTGTCGTGAGTCTCACAGCCCTGGCGGAAGGCGCACGTGTCGCACGCGCTCATGCGGATTTTACCTCTACGAATAGCGTGGGAGTGAACTCACCAGACCAACCGCGTAGTGTGACCATGCCATCCTGGTTGATGCTTTGAATGTAAACGTCTTCGCCGTTCGGATCGTCCACCTGGTGGGCGAAACGGAGTTTCTTTCCGACCAGCGAGAACGCGAGGTCCTTCTGTTTCCGGTTCGCTTCAGAAATGAACCGCGTATGCGGGCACAGTGTGGAGCGCACCGAATCATCGAATCTAAGATTGCAGTCTTTGCATGTGACAAACATTGTTTCCTCTTCCCCTGAAATCAGATAATGATCGCCGGTGTCGCTTGCGCCAGCACGATGCAGTGGTCTTTCTCGTCCACTTTCAGGAGCCAGCCATCTGGTGGTTTGTCTATAGTCGTTCCGTCCCAACCCTCAAAAAGGAACAAATCTGCAATCATGAACGCTGCCAAGATGTGCGCGTACTTGTCCTTGGTTGGGACTGAAATCGATAGATGACGGAAAACTTTATCCGCTCCATGGTCGTGTGTAAAGGAAAAAACGCACCGGTAAGTGTCTAGGTTCACACAGTGCCGGTAGTTGTGTCCCGGTGGCTCCTGTGTGGTCTTGCCGCCAGGGAAAACGTTGTACCAGTTCTCGGGCTTGGCGGAGTAGTTGATGACCTTCTGCACCTTGCCGCGGGCCTCGTCGTCGATCACGAGTAGGCGTACGTTCATTAGCCGCTCATGGTTTCCGCTCATGCTCATTTTCCACTCCAATAAATGATGTCGCCAGTGAACGGCAAGCGTCCGTCCCAGAACTTCATCATGTCGGCAAAGTTGTCGAAGCCATCCATGTAGGCTAGGCGATCCTTTTCGTCATTGTTGAGCGCAATGCCCTCGATAAATATCCCACAGGTCTCCAGTGCGCTTGGCCCTAAAGGTGTACGGTTGAGGCAGATGACGATCTCTTCCACCTTCACGCACGTGGCGTCCATGATCTTCTGGCACTGCTTAGTCCGCATGCCGGTGTACAGATAGAGTTTGTCCCCTGGTTTGATCGGGCGCTTACGCTTTGCCCGGATCGTATGTTTCTTACGCCCACTCCTGATGTGTGGCCTGAACTGATGTTTGAAGTTAAGAGTTGGCATGGGCTACCTCCGGTTCTTTGGTTAGGGTGAATGGTGGTATTTGCCGTATGAGTAAGTCGGGCGGGATCGGAAGCACCTTGTCGCGCTGCTTCATGAAGAACTTGCCGCCATACTGAATCGTCATGTTGCGCAGCGTGCGGTAGTGCTCGAGATCGTCGGGCCTGCGCGTTGGTCCAGACTCCCCGCCGGTGATTGCCCAGATTGGGGTCTTGGCGAAGTACGGTTCTAGCGCGGCGGTGACTTCCTTCAATAGCGGTTCGGCGCTTATCCCGTGCCACTTGGCATTGATCTTCGTCAAGTCCCGGACGCGGTTAACGGTCTCTGGGCCGGTGACAGACGTCATGGGGATGAAGTTGTCTGGGCATGGGTAGCGGTCAAAGAACTGCCGCATCCTGTCTGCCCGCTTGGTCAGCACCATGATGATAGCTTTGGTCTTCGCCAAGACCTCGAGCGGCGTCCGGCCATCCAGAATCGCAGCGGGGGTTGCCAACCAGAAAAGATCCAGCGAAGCAGTGAACGTATCGCCAAGATCGTCGAGAAAGATGCACCGCGGCAGCCCGTTCATCCATGGCTTGTCCGGACGTTCTTTCCCACGAAGATCGGGCCAACGCTCAACTTCTAAGAGACGGTGCAAGAACAACTCGGGTTTGTCAAAGGACATGGGATAGCCCTTTAGTCCAGCGTGACGATTAACCCAGATACCGGCGTAGCACGTACGCACAGGCGCTGCCACGGTTCCACTTTTGGCGCATTGAATCACGCCGCCCTTGTGTTGGTAGTGCTTTTCGGGCCAGGGGTCATCGCTCCAAATCACTTCGATCGGTCGCCCGCAATGGATGCAAGTCTTCTCGTGCCATAACTCGCAGCCATCGCATCCCATCTGGGGATTGGCTGTAGAGTCACACCACTCGATTGTCGTAATCTTACCCATCGGTATCCTGCTCCTGTCCTGTCGCCTGCACTACGGTCTCGACACCGTGTTTGTTTGTTCCGACCCAATAGCGAATCCGGTCGACTTCGACTAAGTCCCAGCAACTTCCAAACACATTGAGCGCAATATAGATGCGGCCGGTTTGTTCGTCGTTTATCACGTTAGATCGTCGGAAATCGCTCGCCTGCACGAACCACAATGCGTTGACGGTAGTCAGCGCGCGGTTTTTTGGGAGCGGTTGGATGTGCTATCTTCAACTCCGCCATGGTTCGGCTCAATGTGTTGCGGTGGAGACTTAGATCCCGCGCGGCCTTACACTGGTTCCATTTGTTCCGCTCGAGTGCTCCGATAACAAACTGGCGTTTTGCGGCCACCAACAGGAAGTCATAGCTAAGGCCGGCTTGATGCGCGTCTATCTCGAGCGCGCGCAGCGTGTTTTGTATGTTGTCTATCTGTCTTTCCGTGGTTCCAGTGGCTGGCTGGGATTGCATTTGTTGTTCTCCTTTTGGTCAATAGTTTACGTCTGCTAACTGAAAAACGATAAAGCCTAGCGCGCGCGAAACATGTCCATCGACTTCATAGATATCTCAGTGCCAAATAGTTCAGGAATATATGGCAGGTATTGTCGGCAATGATCAGCAGCCAGGTAGCCAGCCAGATCGGTGTCAACGGCGAGTAGCCTGTCGGGCAGGCCCACAAAGGCGGAGTCGCTCCGTGGAAAATGTAATAGTCGTCAATCTTCTTGTATGCATGCTGACTTGCTTCCGCTGCATCATCAGTCCACCGAATGCCCCCGCCGTAAGGAATGCGGTACCAGAGCTTCTTTGGCCCCATCCAGTTCTTGACCCAAACCACGTACCGTGCCAGCCGGAAACGGTCGATCAGGAAGTGAGTACTGAAGATCACCAGCCATGCTGCCCAACGAAAGCGCCCAGGAGTGTGCTCTGCTGGAATCTTGTAACTGCCGTCAATATTGATCGCTGCTGTCACCGCGGCCTGTGTGTGGATGATCACCCGAGTTGGCTGTACGTCTACGTGGCGCTCCGGAATGTGGCGAGCCGCCACCCAGCACAACGGCAGGAAACACAGCGAATACAGCAGAGCGTGGACGAACGCTGGCCAGGACCGCTTGGTCTTGTTCTGTGCCATCCAGTCCGACTGGAGGATGTAATCTCCGCACAAGTGAGCGAGTAATTGCAGCATTTTAGCCCTCCGTATTTTGTCTGTATGCTTGATTTCGTGCGTCAGCTGGGAGTTTATTTGTTATGTAAGCCACGATGTCGCCGACAGTTTGCCACTGGCCCATGTCCTCGTCGGGAATCTGGATATCGAATTCCTCCTCGATTGCCATGGTAGTCTCAACCGCATCGAGAGAGTCGGCGCCTAGATCGTCGTAGATGTGGGCTGTTGATTTCACTTCTTCCGCATCCACACCCAACTGGTTTACGAGAATATCTTTCAGTTTCTGCTCTACTGATTCCATCTTGAAGATCTCCTTTTACTGAAGGATGAGATTTGGACTCATGTATAATTCCCTTAAATTTAAGCGGTTGTCGCTCTTTTCTACACGGTTCACCTCGCTTTCAATTCAGGAACAGTAAGTCTGCTGCCCGCACCATGCCGCGCTCTGGGTACTCGATCAACTCAAAACTCTTTAGCCGGCCTCTCGGATTGTTGAAGGCTCCGCCTCCTGGTTCATATCCTGAACGCCGCGCTAATTCGTCATTCTGTAGAGCGTCGGGATAGGCAAGTAAGAGCGCAGACAGAATCTTCTGTTCTGGTCCAGGCAATTGCCGAAGTACTCTGTCGTGTAATTCTTTGGTGGTCAGCGAAGCATCTGGAGCATGAGCAGATTGTCTGCCTTTGTCCGTGAGCACCAAACCGTCACCGCGATAGTCGATCAGTCCCTGTTGACGAAGGGCACCGCGGGGATTATTGAAAGCGCCTCCGCCGACGGTGTAGCCAGCCAGAAAAGCGACTGCCACAATGGCGGGCCTGCGTCCACGTGAATCGTGAATGTCGATCTGGCCGCGTGGCATCTTGGGGTCAACGCGAACGGGCACGCCGCCGAGCTTTACGGCAGCGCGGTTCTGCACATTGCGTAGTTCTAGTTCTATCGCTCCCGCTGTCTTTTCGGCCCACTCACGGATTGACTTTATTTCTTTAATTGCGTTATTCAGTGAGTCGATGTGCTTCTGTGAAACAGCGGGAATCTCAACAATCTTTTCCTGGATGACGGGAACTGCCTGCGCTGGCCTCTGTGTTCTCGCTTCCTGTTCAAGCTGCCGGATGCGCGCCTTCAGCTCGGCAGGATCATTTCCTTTGGCTTCCTCGATCACGGTGGCCAGTTTGGTCTTTACCGCCTCCAGGTCAACCGAAGACCAGCCGCTGTCGCTGACTTTCTTCTGGAGTTGTGCCGGCGCGAACGAATCGAATGTTTCAAACATCGGGAACTGGATACGCTCGGGACCGAAACCAATCTCCGGTGACCATACCCAGGCTTCACCACGCGCCAACTGCGCAAGGGAGTTGAGTACCTCCTTGCCCAACTTTAGATCGCCACAGCCGATGATCCAATCCTCGATTGCGTCACGGTCCGCCTTGTGGACTACCCGCATGCCAATCAAGGTTTCGCAACTTGTCAACGTGTCGTTATGGACCTTCTGTGGCCGCTGGGAGTCCAGAAGGAAAGTCATGCCCAGGCCTCGGCCTTCGCTCAGTAGGCGGTTCGTCCAATGCAGCACCTTCCCGGCTTTAGGATCGAGCACCTTGCCTTTGGGCGCAAAATTGTGGCACTCCGAGATGACGACGTAAAGTTCGCCCTCATTCTTGTTGAACAGCGTAGGCGCGAACTCCAGCCAGAAATCCGTAATCTGGCCTGGCATCCAACCACGAAAGCCGATAATGCATGGCCGATTGCCGCTGGTTATCAGTTCGGCAACGTGCTTACCGGAATGCTGGTTGATTGGAACGTCCTGTGCTTTGGGTTCGCGGAAGTCACCGAAGGCAATAACGGGAAACCCTGCGCTTTTGCCGTCCGCCGAGGACTTCAGGCCGTACCAGTCACCCTTGATGTCAACAATACAGACGCGCTTTTTGTGGTGTAGCAGGTACTCGACGATGACGCGAAGCACTGACGATTTGCCGGCGCCGGTTTTGCCGAGCACTACTAGGTGCTGTGATGGGACTTGTGGGGGAAATGGGAGTTTAATGTGTGGGATCACTTCGCCTTGCTCCTCTCGTGTTCCTCAAGTTGATTTTTGAGTTGTTGAACGCGCCGCGCTGCCAATTCGTCGTTCACCAGGACCGGACTGATACGCTCCGGCTCCATCGCGAGCGGAGTCTTTGCGCCATCTCTATCTGGCACAGAACCATGAAAAAATTCAGGGTGCTCCTGTTTTGCCTTCGCCACAAATTCACCCCACCCCAAAAAATTCTCCGGATGTTCTGCGCGGTCTTTTTCAAGTTGCCGATACTGTTTGGCGTCTGCTTCAGCCTTCAAGCGTCTTGCTTCCTGGACTGACTTCCTCCGAAGACTGAGCATCGCATCAACCAGATCAGGCAACTTCGGCAACCCCCGCCACTTCTGGGTTACCGGCCCTTCGGGCCCATCAACTTCGTACAGCGGCGGGTTTTTTACTATCTCGTCCAGCGCCGACAGTATCTCCTGGATCGAGAACTTTTCCTCGCTCTGACAAAGCGCCCTGATCCAGAGTTGCTGTTCGGTCTCCGAGAGTTTGCTCCTGTAGGCATCTTGAATCGTTACCATGAACGCTTCTAGCTGCGTCAAAAACTCGTCCGGTTGATGCGCGAATATCAGCGCTCTTTCGGTCTGCTTTTGAAGATCCGTTCCCATTGGCTCCTAACTCCCTGCTGTATCGGTCTCGTGGTCCTGAAAAGTAACTCGGCAACCGCGGAAGAAAGTGCACAGGAAGCTCAGATCTCGGGAAACCGTCTGTTGCGTATATGTTCGCCAAACACTGCGCGTAACTGGAATCTGGCCAACTTGCGGTCTTCTTCAGCATCAACTCAACCTGTTTCCCGTCGGCCGCACCGAACGGGCACTTGCCCGCGCCTGGGTTATTTTCTTCCCATGCGGCCTTAATCATGCCCTCGATGCGCTTGTGTTTTGTTTCACCGGTGGCGGCTGCTACCTGACTAGATTTTGAAACTGGCCCACTGCGAGCTTTGCGAGCAGAAGGTTTTGATTCCTTTCCCTGTTCCCTTCCCTTCCCTTCCTTTCCCTTCCATTCAGGATGGACTGTTACTGGAACATTACTGGAATCTTCCCATAATATTTTTAAGTCCTTGATCTTACTGGCTTTAGGGTGGCTTATAACCTGATGGTCCTTGAAATTAAGGACACGACCCCATCTGCGACCGTCCTCGGTGGCTCCAAGACGTATAAATTGCACTTTGCCGGAAAGCTCCTGGAGCATTACTGGAACAGTACCGGACAATTTACGGACAGGAAAAATGGCTGATTTTATCAGTTCCGGGTTTGCGTTGAAGTAGCCTTCATCGTCGGAGTAACACAATAGTCCACCGGCTAAAAGATGGGTCTCCGCTGGTAGCGCGGAAAGAAACTCGTGTTGGTAAAACTCCGGTTTGGTGGTTCTGATTCTCAATTAAACCCCTCCCCCGAGAGGGTTGCAGCGGTTCGGGGGAACCGCTGCGATGAAGACCCTGTTTGTCCCTGAAGAGACTGGAACATAATACCTACCATTTCCCAGAATGCAAGGTTTTTATTGAATCCGTGTATTTCTTCTCTAACTCATGAGTTGCGCGCTCGTCTTTATGTGGATCGTGGATCATGGCACCCTTGTATAAAAACCACTCAGCGGCTTCGTGTAAAGCGAATTCCTTTACGGCTCGCCACGCATGGTCTAAAACTAAATTCTCTAGTGGAACATGGGCCCAACGGTATAACCCAGTGACAACCAGAGCGCCGGCAAAGAACATCAACCTGACCGGCCTGTGTGTCGTGGTATCTTCCACGTTGAAACTGGAAGCCAGGGTTATCTCGTCGCCGGTGATGATGAGGTACCACTCCCAGTCGCGGTAACACACGTCCTCAAGAATCTTTTCTATCTGGGCAATAATGGCGTGGTCTGGGCGTGCTTCCAGCACAAGGGCACCACACTGGGTGTACCGGCTTGCGTACACAATATTTACTTTCGCTTTAGGCATCACAGGGCTCCCTTGGTTTTTGCGTTGATCGCTTTCCAGATGGCAACGCCAGCCGCTTCTTTGATCCGGCGCTCAAGCGATAAAGCTTTATCCGCTTCACGCCGGCGCTCACAGCGGAGTTGCTTGGCGATTGCCCACATCAGCCGCCAGAATTCAGAGGTGCTGACCGGCGGCGCCTGCTTCCATCGCGGATGCCTACGGCACGCGATCCTGTCCCTGCCCACGTGGATCACACCGTGCTCAGGAGGGACTTCTTTGAGCACCACCACGTCTTTGGGGCCCGCGATGTACAACCCGCACAAGTCCTTGTCGTAGCGCGAGAACTGGCCGTTGTCTAGTCCGTTCTTGAAATCACTCCTGTCAACCTTGACCTCAACTCCAACGAGGCCAAGGCGGGCCGTCCAGTCACCGCGGGCGGCCATCAGTCCCTTGAATATTGGCGCGTCCATGGCCATCGGGATCAGGACCAGGTCGAGTATGCCGTCGACGATGCCGCCGATCTCGGTCAATGGCCACATTTCCACCCCCATCGCCCACTTGGAGATTTCGGCTTTGACGTGCTCGGCCGTTGTATAACCGACGTGCCAGTCCGCCGCGGTGCGCGTTTTAGCGACTGTTCTCATACGCGCCCTGTCTGGGCTTTCACTGTCTGGGCTTTCAATCGCTCTTCAACCTCTGGCCAGACTTCCCAGTCAAACAAGCCTTGCTGCCCGCGCAGCGGTATCGGAACGTCGAGAGGGATCATCCCTGGACAGTGGATGGCCCTGCGCCCGGCCGTGTAATCGCCAAAAAATATCTCTGTCGGCGTGAGTTTTGAAGCGATCGACTGTGTCTGGAATAACCCTCCATCGAATTTGACGATCCCTCCCAGACACCCGTAATGCAAAGCCTGCTGGAATTCATTGGTCTGTATTTCTGAAGTCTGATTTCCTTGGACGGACTGCCAGTGCTTGCGCAGTTCGTTGAGCCACTCAGCAGGATAATCGTGAATATTGAACGGCTTCTTGGCCGCGTGGATCCCGAGCCAACCGCGATACGTGCGGAGTTGCCGTACAACCGGAGCGGCGGCAATCCGCGTTTCGTACCGCTTTAGTTCTTCCCACATTGCCCAGGCCCACGGTTGCCAAAGCGAGATGACTTTGATCTTCATGCGCGCCCGGCCTTCGCGGCATTTTGAAACGCTTGGATTTCGGCTCCAATGTCATCGATTAGTTTCATATCGGCCTCGGTCGGCTCACGGTCGGAGTCCATCTGGTTTGTTAGGATGTAGAGGAGTGAGAGGGCGCGGCATAGAAAGCCCGACACATTTCCTGCTTCTGGGTCGCGGAGAACCTCTGTAAACCAACAACTTCGACGAACGTGTTCCACTCGGCCGCGATCCGGTTAACTTTAGGCATTGGGGCATCCTGGCCGGCATGGCTCCTCTGCCGGTGCGTTGCAATCAGGGCATGCGTCTGAACTGGTCTCGTCTAGTTCTTCTTCGTTGGCCCCGGCTGTCAGTTCTTTGGCTTTGGGCAACTCCAGCACGATCAACGGACGAGCGATACCCTGCTCGATCGCCTTGCGGACAACCTCCTCTGTGCATGGCGTCATCCCGTAGATGGCACCTACGCCTAGCAGCCTTGACCGTGGCGCTACCGCGGCACGCTTAACCTTGGTTCCCACAGGCAATTCCTTGTATCCGGTGTGCTGGCCGTATTCCGGACGCTCCAGTGCCCACTCGCGTTCATCGAGCCCTGGGACGTCGACGCGGAACATACAGGCCGTCCCAAAGTACACGGTTTCGACAAAACCAGCCTCTTTCTGGTGGCCGAAGATCTCCACCAGTGCGTAGCCCTTAAAGTGATTTTGTGTCTGCTCCTGATCCATCAACTTCTCCTTTGCCTCAGACTTTATCGAAAAACTGTTTCATTTCCGTGCTTAACCACCCAGCCAGGTCTCCTGCTTCCTGCCAAATCTTTGGCGGCATCTTCTTGGCTAACGCATCGGATAACTTCTCAATCGTGTCTTGCCGCTTCTCGTCGCTTCCGGAGCCTACACACGAAGGGCAGATACCGACACAGTTACCCAACCCATGCCAGTCACGGTCCTCGATCGACATAACATCTTTGCCGCACAGGGCGCAAGGGAAAGGGTAGAGCGTTTCCAGCGTCTTCACGTGCGGAGTTGAGTCTTTTCTCCAGAAACAATAGAAGCAGTTCGGCAGACCTGGCGTCTCGGTAACTGATACGCTGATTAACTTCCAGCCTTCAGTTTCCATCGCTAGGAGCGCTTTATCGCCCCACTGGTCCTGCATGATCGGTGTGAAAGCGTAGGTCAAAGGGTTCATATGATCGTCCTTTTCTTGATGGCCGCGACTTCCTTGCGCCACTCTTCTCTGATTAGGGCACTCATAGCCTCTGTCGTCTCGTCGGCATCCAGGTCACGACTCTCCCATGCCTTTAGCCACGCTCGCACAGCGATAGGCCCGATCGGCGGCGGGATGTGCTCTGAGTTCAATAGAGCGGTTATCGACATGACGGCCTCCATGATCGCATCGGCGCCGGTATCCGGAAGTTCGTCAGGTAGTTCAGCCGGTAGTATGGTGTCCTCTATCATTCTGGCAACTCTCCATCACTCAGTGGTTTGGTTGGTTTCCTCTGGGACCCCATAGTGAACTACTCCTCGAAGTCCCTTTCGTCTTCGCTTTGCTCGATGCCGCTGATCTTGATTCCGAATACCGTGTAATCGGTCACCTGGATCATTCCTTCCGCGTCCAGTTTTTCTGCCAGGGGCAAACGAAACTTGGCTTTTAGTTTCTGTGTGAGCCCTCCGAGCCGCAGGGATTCGAGCAGGCTGCTGCGCTTTTCGTTGCCCTCGGCCTCCCATGTCCTCACGGTATCGAGCGCGGCCAAGGGTATCTTCCGCTTTTGCCGGTGGATGAATGCCGGCTCGTATGTGCGGCCGTTGCCATCCGCGATCGGGGCGGCCTTTTCGTGCAAGAACAGGTCCTTGAGCACCTCGCGGGCCTGCTTGGTCGCACCCTCAGCCCATACGACGAACCGTATCAAGTCTTCCGCTGTTTGCTGTGCGTACGGGTTCACCTTGGCAATCGGACAGCCCATGAGTCTCAGCGGGCACCCCAGACAATGCGGTCCAGACACAGCCGGTTCAAGGTTTCCGCTTTCCATCTGGACATGTAAATCAAGTTGGCGCACGCGGACCTTGTGTGCCGCTCCAATCAGGTGCCGTAGGTGGTCTTTGCGCGTATACGTCACGGTACGCTTGGATCCGCCCCAGCGAATGAATGCCAACTCGAACTCGACTTCTTCGATAAATGGGAGGTGTTGCAGGACAATCAGGGCGTAGCCCTTCCCCTGGAACGATTCCTTGGCATCCACAATCCTGAACTGACTCTTGTAGTCAGGAACCTTGGCCGTCTTGCCGTCGATCATGATGATGTCTGGCTGGCCTGATAATGCCGCTCGCTTAGGGTCTTCGGTTGGTTGCATTTCGTCGTCAAGATAAAGCCTCTGTTCAACGTGCAGTACCTTCTGTGGGTCGATCTTGAAGTTAGGCAGGTAGCCATCCAGTAAGTCCCGCGTGTCCCTGCCGCAGGTGGTCACGTCCAACTCCGCGCGCCACCACGATTCATCGTGTGATAGGTCGGTGGCGACTAAGCGCTCGACATAAGCCTTCATGAACCGGTGGAACTCTGTACCGCGGCGCCCGGCAATGCTCTCAATGCGATTGTCCCAGGTGGCCTGATACTTATGGACGCAAGCAAGATCAGGTTCGGCGGATGGCCTCAACGGTGGAATTGGCGGCGCTTCTGGTGGCACTTCTGTGATGCGTAGCTTGTTATCTGACATGAAGTTTTCCTTTTCCCTTTGCGGGCAATAGCTTTTGCTTGCGGGCGATCGCGAGCGGGACGACACGATAGAACGTGGTACCGGCGGGATACTTAACTGCCCTCCTGGTCCATACGCCTTTGCGTAGCTCGCAGAGCATATCGTGCTGGGCCTCGAGGTCAGCTTTGGTCGTAATCTCACTCACGACAAATACGCGGCGAGTCTGATAACCCCAGAGATTCCTTAGTCGTTCGCCGATCGGGAAGCGCGGACCAGGTCGCGTTGCGATAACAATGTATCCGCGTTTGGCAAATACTTGGCCGAAGGCTGAACTCACGTCAGAACGGTCGGGAGCAAACAGCCGACCGGCGCCCAAGGGAATGGTGATTGAGATCTCAAAGTGTGCCATTTGATCTCCGTGACCGGAATACCCGAACCCGCGTTTTGATGTACTGTTCCGGCGATCCGTGGCGGACTACTGGACCCCGGCGGAAGTATTGGCGCAGGTACCTGGCCTGGTTGGTCACCACTGGTCGCTCGGCTCCTCTTGTGGCCCAACCCTTGCGCCACTCATTGATAGAGTTAATCGGGTCTTCGCGCGTCTGTGTTCTCCAGGGCTCAAGCCATGTCATCGCGGCAACTCCCCTGAGTGCAGTCCGATTACTCTCACGACTGCATCCTGTCTCGGCGTAATTTCATAGACGTGCCAAATCAAACTCCCGCCAGCATCTTGCACTGTGCCGATGTACTGAGCACCGTCCGGTATTGGATCGCCTGTTCCGCAGATCGAGAACAGACGCTGTTCTTTTGGCGCATCGGCGCTCACTTCGGCCCACAAACATAGAGCGTTGTGCTGGTAGGCCACGGTCAAGACTTTGGCTCCTTTGGGCATAGGAGTCACCGTGTTCTCGTAGTGGTTTAGCTCGAACTTCCAGACCGCTTTCATATATCTTGCCTCTTCAGGTCGAACGCGGTGTGCACTATAGCCGAGTAGGAGATTCCAGGCAACTCTTTTCCCCGCTCCTCTGCAAGTTTCCGTATTCCGATGTTTATGGCGGTAACAACATCGCTGGTATCCCACTCGTTGGTTATTACGACAGTGCAAACAAAAGCTTTCATTCCAGCCTCTTTTACTTCAGGGTCATTTTCTTCCCGCAGCGCCTACATTCCGTCTCGCCCATGTACAACGTTCGTCCTATGAATTCCAGGATGACGTGCCCGTGATCTTCGGTGCGCGGCTTCAGGACAACCTTCATGTCCTCGCGCAGTATCGGTTGATGCCCAAGCAGCCAGCAGACTATCCGTTGCTTCCTTGTGCTCATGGCCTTTTATCCGCTTCGCCGGCAAGGCGCAGCGCCTCATCGGCAAGAAAGTTTAATATTTCTGTGACGGATCCACCGCGCGGCTGAATTCCATAGCGAAACATGATCTCAGTTACGTGCTGGTCAAAGCTCGAAGAACGGAATGCGGCCACGATATCGCGCAGCATAGGAGTTGCTACGATCAACGGGATGTTGCATTTTGCGATACTCTCAGCGATCAGAAAACCGCCATACCCATCGATATCATCTGAGCCGCTCAATGCTCCGACTGGCAGGACGTCGGCGACGACAGCACTGTAACTATTATTGCCGTAAAACCCCTTAGCTGGGCGCCAGGGACCAGGCGTTGATCGCAGTTTGGCTCCGGGTTGATGGAGCAGGTTCTTCTTCAACCATAGCCATGCAGGATTTGTCTGTAACGGGCCGAAATCTAAGGATTCCATCTCTCTGATTGCAGCCGGCACGGTCCATTTCTCAGCGTCGTATTTGACGGGTTCTTTATTTTCTGACATGGCCGTCCTCCATCACGATCGCCGCCGGGCCGCCAGTGATGCGTTCCACCCAGACCTGATAGTCGGCGGCATCCACCATTTCAGCCAGGAGTGCCATGCTCTTGTCATCCAACAGGGAACCATCGCGCACACGCAATATGCGCAACGTGGGATTGGCGGCCATGGCGATCGCGCAGGACACTCTCAACTGTTCGGCATCAGAAGCCTGACCGAGAGGCAGCCCGTTGTATGTGACTACCTGCTGTCCAAACCCGAGTCCAGGGACAGGCATCTGTGCGCGCGAGATAGCATCAAACTTGTTCTGGTCGCGCACGTTCATGCGCCGAGTCAACTCTGTGGCCTCCTTCTCTTTCTCCTGGACCTGGGTCACCAGTGTGTCCCGCTCCGAGCGGCGACGAATAGATTCATTCGTATTTTGTGCCTGCTCTAGTTCGGTCTGGAGCGCTCCGGTGTTGATCTCTTGTTCGGTTGGCTCCCGGAGATTATCGAGGGCCTCGGATAGTTCGATGGCCTCTTGTTCTTTTTGTGTGGCGTCTTCTTCGCACTCCTTGATCTCGCGGCGAAGGTCTTCGATTCGCTGCCTCTGTTTGGCCGCAACAGTTTTGGCCATGGTAACGCCGTTCATGAACTGTTGGCGGTTGCGTTGGTATGCTTCTTTGTTCAGGACAATCTCGCCATTCTGCTTGCCGGCGGTAGCGATCTTCTCCACGAGGGCACGTGTATCTATCGCCACGGCCGGCAAGCCCTGGGGCAAGTTGAACCCTGAAAGTTGCCCCTCCATGCGCTTGATATCCCGGTTGATGTCAGTGCGGACATCGAAATCAGCCTTGTTTTGTCGGTCCAGAGCCTCCGGATCCACGTCGAGTTTCACCATTCCGCGGAGCACGTTGAACTGTTTATTGGGCTCCATGCGCATGAACTGCAGGGGATCGAACGTGAGGTTTCCGATTAGCGCGTCAAGCATGGCCTGGGGGCTAGGGTATTTGGCGCCGTCTGCGTTCTCCACTGTGATGGTAGAACCGTTTTTGGTGAAGCGCCTAGTTACCTTCAACTCTCCCAGGTCTAGTTTTACCAGGGCCTTCTCCTCTCCTTTCCGGACTGGCTGCTCCTGGATGTTCTTCGTACCGCCCAGGCACCACCAGATAGCATCAAGCACAGATGTCTTGCCGTTGCCATTCTGTCCCGAGATCTCAACCATGTTCCCGGTGGGCTTAATCTCAACAACACTGATACGTTTGATATTTTCTGCGTAAAGCTCGACTATCTTCATGTCACCCTCCCCCGCGAGTTACCGATTTAGTTCATCTGGGCCTTTGCTGCCTGTCTTGCTGCCGTAGTCGTATTTACATCCAGCCACAACTCAGCAGGAATGTCTTTCTCTGGATCAAGTGGGACCTCGCGCGGAGCGGTTTTAAGCCACTCCGTCATCTGTGGCGAAACATCATCAGCAGGACCAGGAACAGGGAACGCTATCGCCTCACCGTTCGTATAATGCTTCCGGAGTTTATACGCTAACTCGATCTCATTGTCGGCGTCGACAATCATCACCCTGCCCAATATCGATACCCAGTACGTCATAACTTTCTCTTTCCTTTTTAACTGAAGAGCGTGGCCTTCCCTTGATCGGGAGCAGCATCATCGGTAACGCTCGCGAGATATGTTTCAGCTTTGGCAATCTCCTGCTCTTGTGGCACCTTTCCCAGCGCTTCGAACTGCTTGAGTGTTGGCGGGCCGATAGGCTCCCGTCCGGCTACTTGTTCCCATTGGGCAAGGAGATCCTTGAAGCGTTGAACGCGATACTCCTTTTCTTTCTGGATACAGTCGTAGCATTTACCCTTGATTCGTTCACATGCCTTGCATGGAGGTGTTTGTGGCTGCGCTGCTTTTTCCTCCGGTACGGGTGGGCGGGCGTTCCGGTATGGCCCAGTGACAGAATGCTGAACGGTTTCAGGATGCACAGCTAACGCGCACGGTTCACCGTCGGTAGCACGACCGGAACAAGGTATTTCCGCGGCTGGCGTAGTGACCGGAATCGCCATAACTTCTGCGCGTCTCGCTAGTTCCGCCTTACCGGCATCATAGGCCGACTGCAACTCCACCGCGCTCCTGCAATTACCCAGCATTGCCGCGACCCTGGCGTCATTGTAGCGTTTGCCTTCGCTGTCAGTAATAAGCTTGTTCTTGTAGAAGTCAGCAATCTCCAAGGCCAACTCCCGGAGTGGCGCCATCGCATCTACTGGGTCTGCGGCATCCTCTACACCTTCGATCGTCGGGCCGCTAGGCGCAATATCCTGGGCTTCTTCGACCGAGGTTAGCCCACAGAGAGCATCCGCAAACTTATCGCGACACCCGCGGCTGAGCGCCCGCCATTGCAGCATGTCTTTCGGGAACGTCTTGTGAACGTTACCCAGGCCAGCGGTCTTGGCGTCTTTGGCGCTGAATGAGTATATAGCCGCATCTTGTCCACGTCGTTTGATTTCAAACACGCCTTCAAGGGATTCCCCTTCACCGCGAAGATAGCGTTTGTGCCATTCATAGGCTGGATGGTTAATGACCACGGCTAGCATCAGATCGCCGTAGATGGCGGGGGTATCGTTCACTATCATGAAAAACCGCATCACCTGGATAACCGGGACCTTCAGGTTGGCTGCGTACTCCATCATCACGAGGCAATCAGACGGCTTACCCTGGAACTTCTTGGGTATACAGGTGCTGGAAGCCAACATGTTTGCTACGCTCATAGCCTCCTGGAATGTTGTAGGCTGGAGACCAAACATCCCGAACGGGATGGCGTTGGACACTGCCGCTGACCTGGTGGTGATCGCGTCCGATTTGGGCGCTTCAGGTTGTGTTGTAGTCATCGCTGACGACGTTGGTTCTTGCCCGCCATTCTCTGCCATATTGGTATCCTCTTTTTTAGTCGTTATCGCTTGTCAGTGCCGCCCCTGCGCAATCAGCGCAAACACAGCCGGTTTGATGTACGTCTTCGGCCCTTACGAACTTCTCTGTTCCAGGATCAATGACAGCCATGATCTCAGTGGTGGGTTTATTGTCATTTCTGTCCTGAAGAATCCAGCATCCAAGGTCGCCTTGTTGTGCTGGTGTCAGTCGGCCTAGATACAACTGGAACCACTCTGGCATCGTGATAATCATTGTTTTCCCTCGCCTAGATATTTCTCAAAAAGACGCTGTGCACACTGCTGACCGCACACCGGCTTGTCTATTGGCCGCAGATTGAAAGCATCGAACGGGCGACAGATGAAAGACTCGCCCATTGTCACCACGAACCAATGGTTCACTTCCTTGCGGACGGACTCACAGTTTGGCCCCGAACATCTCACCGTTGTCACGGCGAATGGGTTGCTCATTTGCGCACCATCGCTAATTTTCTGGAATAGCTGCGATACGTGCGGAGGCTTTCTTTAATCGAACGGAGCCAAAGCCTGTACTCCTTGTCATGGTCAAGTGGATTTGGCCGCGTGTTGCTGTCGATGTCGCTCTCGACTAATTCAATGGCAAGCTCGACAGCCGCAGACAATACACACAAATCATCCTTCGAGAGGAGGACCCAATTATTTGAAAGACGTTTCATCTGCACACCCTGGCAATCACCAACCCCAGAATCAAAGCGCCCACACTGAAAGCAATCGTCACCAGCAAACTGCCAAGTTCCGAACGCCTCGGTTTACATTTCCGCAGAAGGTCGCTGGCAGCCTGAACCGAAGTATTGTCCAAGTCGATATCGGCTATGCCGACGTAGACCTCTTGGGCGTATTCGTCTTCGATTACAAACTTCCCATCGCCCAACGTGAATGCTCGACGCCGGCTCACTTCCCGCAACCTCGCGCTACCCCCGCAATCAGTTCCCGACTGGTGTGTCCGTCCTGGGACATGCCGCAGCGTCCGAACATCCGTACCTCGAGATCGAACACCAATTGCTTCAGGCGTTCAGGAGGAATCTCGGCAAGGGCGACTGAAAGTTCATGGGTTGCTTGCTTGGCTTCCGCTGCGATCCGCCGTGCGTCTGCTTCAAGTTTTTCCAACTCTTCCGTTACTTTGCCAGTGGGCATCAGTGTCTCCTTCCAAACAGCAGTAGAACCGCTACAGTTAAGGCCGGCAAGACAAACCAGCCGAATGTTTTCTTCACTATCTGTCGTGGCGTTTCAATTATCCGCCCAGCCTCGGCCCACTCCGCGAAGGGAGGTTCCTCTTGATGGATGTACGACGGTGGACGGACAGGAAGACTCACGGACGTTTCTTTCTCTTATATACAGGCAATTGGAAGCAATGGCCTTTTTCTTCGAGGCGTCCTATGAGTTGATACACCCTCTGCTTGGAGGCCCCGAAGTCGCTTGCAATCTCTATCTGGGACGGAAGTTTACCGCGATACCGCTTCAAGAAGGCCAAAAACTCTTGTTCCCTGACCGTCAGTAATTGTTTATCTGTTTTCATCGCAGCAGAAGAATGGCACAACCGCCGCAACCTAGTCAAGCAAATACTTTACTCCAAGGTAAAGATTTTTGTTGACTCCAGGAAACCAGGTGGGTGATATTGGATACAACTTATTCACGGCGACGAGCCGGCAAGTAAGCGGGCCCTAGCAGAGAGTGCGGGACAGGGAGGCAGGAGAGATGGGAATTTTTGGATTTGTTGCTCTACAAAACATGCTTAGAAGTTCGGCATTTCACCCATATCATCAAGACCGAGAGAGGCCATCAATGGGACAATCTGACACGCGGAACAAATATGCCGATGCATATAGCGAGGAAATAATTGTTTCTGCTATACGCAGGGCGATTCCCAGATGGGGACAGGGATGGTTTGACGTCTGTCCGGTAAATCAAGCGGCAAGGTTCTTTGGAATCAAAGAGGGCCAGGAGAACGACGCCTTTCGACTGCTTAATCTGTACCACTGCGTTGATAAGGAGCACATACCCGCCGAAATTAGCAAGCGCATACCAGAACTAATACGGGAAGCACTGGAACACGCAGCCCCAGAGCCAGAGGGCGGGAGCACAAAATGAAAGTTTCATCAAACAGGATTTACACTGGGCAAGTGCTGGTGAACGTCCGCACGAACTTCTGCGACAAGATTTCAGTGGTCTTCAATACCCGGCATGATGCGGCGGTTTTCTTGTCCGCTCTCCGCAAAAGGGCGAAGAGGTAATGCGCTCACGGCACATAATCCGGTATGGTTGCGACTTCTGCAAGAAGATCGGCTATCGCAAATCGTCAATGGCTGCGCATGAATCACGGTGCGTCGGCAACCCAGCGAGAGTTTGCAATCTGCACAAATATGGCATCGAAGACCAACAGCGGCCAATTGAAGAACTGAAAGCTTGCGTCACATATGAGAAAACCGATTACGGTCTAGCCGATTTGCGGAAACTGGCGGGTAGTTGTCCGTGCTGCATTCTTGCGGGAATCGTACAGGCTAAAATCCAGAGCAAGGACGATTGGGCAGAGTACGGGCCGATAGATTACAAGTTCGATTTCAAGGCGGAAATGGCGGCGTATTGGGTTGCGGAAAACGACAGGAATTCAGATATTTTATGAGGCCAGAGGGCGGGAGAGGAAAATGAGCCAACCAGAAGAAGAGTTTGAGTCAGAAGAGGAGATTGAGCCAATCAATCTTGTAGAGATGAGCAATTCTCGGCTAGCGGCGAAGTTGAGGGCCGATGAAAAGAAGCGCGTGATGGTGGTCAAGCGCGGAAAGGTATTCGGATTTGTGGGCACATGGACGCAGAACTGTAGCGGCTGCACTGACTACGTTGACGGCCAGCAAGTTTGTGGGCCGATGGGTTGCCACGAATGCGGGTACACAGGCAAGCGGAGAATAAGCATGTGGTTTCCATTGCCGAAATCTAATCAAAGAAAACTATACGGGGCGTGACGGCCCGGTGAGTCTTACCGGGAGAGAGGGAGGAGAGAGTAATGGCAAAGCCGAGGCAGTCCACATGCCCAAATGGGCATCGCCCGCCGCGAGTGCAGTTTCTCAAAGATGAAGGCATTTACGTCTGCCTTCCTTGCGCTATTACGTGGCGGCAGGTTCTATCGGTTCCGGCTGAAGATGCCGAGAGTTTGAAGCGCACCGCTGGTGAACTCGGTATAAAAGTGGCCACGCGAGGACAATTGCGAGACGGAGGAGGAGGTAGAGAGTGATGGCTGGCTCCGCAGTTGGAAGCGATCCGTCGTGAGATCGCCGACAAGCGGACTGATGCACTGCTGGCGCGCAAAAAGCGGCTACAGTCGCAGCGTGCCGGGTTGCTCACTCCCGACGAAAAGCGGAAGCACCTGGACGAAGAGTTGGCCGAGATCGATATCGCCCTATCGGGCGACCCCACAAAGGCTCCCGTCGGAGCTTAAAACGAACACGAGAACACTTCTACGGCCCCTCGGTGAGGGGCCTTTTTTAGGGTAATTACACCCTTGGAGGTGAAAGATGCCCGACGATAAAAAGTCTTTTGATTTAGAGGATGTTTACGACAGGGAAGTAGCTCCGCTGATGGCCAAAATCATCGAAGTATGCAAACAACACAAACTGCCGATGGTGGCTTCATTTCTGTACGCAAATAGCACGGAAGACGATCAGCAAGATTTCTGTACAACGCAATTACTGTTTGACGATCGCCCAATTCCCACAGAAATGTGGCACATGGCCGACAGTATTTATAGGCCACGCGGGCCAGCCTTGCGAATGCGTGTTACCAAGGGTGATGGATCGGTAGAGGATACGGTGATCCTGCCGTGAAGGGACTTAAGTACAAGAATCCTTTTTTTAACGGCGCCGGCCACGTAACCGATTGACGTTGTATGCTCCGCGGCGTCCCATCGCGATCGGCTTCGGCGCCGCTTCGGCGATCGCCTTCTGGTAAAAGACCATGCGCGAGGTCACGTCCTCTTTCGGGATGCCCTTGATGGCCTCCATCGCCCTTTCGTGCGCCGGTATCTCTCCGACGTTCGTGAACGAATAGAGACCGTACCCGGCACAGTCCATCGCGTCATCGAGCGGATCGCCGATTACCTTGATGATGTCCCCAGTCTTTTTGGGGTCGTGCATGCGGCTCGGGATGGCGTCACACAGCTTTGGACAGGTATCAGCTACCGCCCAGTTACCCGTTTTCAAGTCCGTGTACATCAACTGCCACCGGCCCTGGCGATCGTTAGACGCCCGAATCACGCCAATGTTGTAGGGTGAGAACTGGTCCTGGAGTTGGTCGGCGATCGTGTGCCCGTCGCCAATATCCTTGAAGTTTGAAGGGTCTAAGAACACCGCGCAGACGCGGCGCTGTTGCCCATGGTAGAGAGGTTTGACGAAGGCATCAGCCACCATCTTGCCAAAATCCTCGGCCGGCACTTTGGACTCGACGATCTCTGCAATCGTCCGTATCTGCCCAGTCTGCAACTTGACGTGGAGGTAGGCGGCCGCCGAGCTCTTCCCGAAACCGTAATCGATCGAGATAAAGTGCGTATCCCACCAGTTTTCCTGGATTGAAGCGTAAGGAATTCTCATCTTGTTTTGATCCCAGTGCGAGAAGTAAGCACCCTCGAGCTTGCACCAGCAGCCTTGCTCCATGGCTTTGGCCAGGCCGCCGGATAGTTGGCGCAAACGATAGATGTACTTCGCGTCCAGTAGGTTGTGATCTGTCAGTCGGCCAGGGACAAAGCACACAGAAAACCCGTTCCCATCGTCGTCCCGGAGCGGCATCTTGTCCGATGGCCAAACAGCGTCGTAGTAGAGTTGTCCTGAAACCGCGCACTTATTTAACTCGTGCACTGGACATGCGCCGCGGAGAAACATGCTCTTGTGGAATATGGCTCCCACGTGGCCTGGGTTGGATCCCAACCGCGCACGCAGTCGCAAGCGCTTATCGGTCGAAGACAACCGGCCGAGGATATTGCGGATCTGATACTCGGTGTGGAACGTGGACTCGTCGAACCCAATGAACGAATTCTGGTTGATGAGTCCGGAAGCGGTTATATAATGATTCACCTCAGCCACAGTAATGTCATAGACTTCCATCTCGCCGCACGGAGCCATAACACATGTCCCGAGTTCACTGGGTAACGACGCATGACGCCTACAATTCTTATATGGGTGGTCATAAGATGCACGGTATTCAATGGGTGAGCGCAGGGACCCGCCACCTGAATGAAGATCAGGTACGTGAAGCCTTACGAGGAAGGACAACGCTTGCGGCTGCGAAACTCCTGGGATGCAATCACCAGACGCTGTGTAACAAGTTCGACCATCTGCTAATGAAGCGTAAGAGTCCCACGCTTGCTCCGATAGAACCGCATGGTTTAGTGGATGTGCCTGCATCCCAATAAGGATTCCACGTGAATCAAAGACCTTAGAGTTGACACACTGCTTGCGCTCCGGCGCGTGCACATGGGTTACAGATTTCGGCCCCTCTAATGTCTGGACATATTCTCCAACCTTAATCGCTTCAATTGGCTTATAGGAACCGTCGGCCATGAGCACTAGAGTTCCACGCGCCACGCAGTACCGCGGGCCCATGTACTTATCGACAGCGGAGTCGTTTTCCATGATAGCCAGGCGAATATTGCCGCCCGAAGGGAAAGTCCATGTCCACGTCGGCTGTCCGACGTAGCGCGCACCCATCGGGAGGTATAACTTCTTTGTCTTGTCTACAATGTCGGTCATTTCCGTGAACTGCTGCCGGAATATGATGGCGCGCAGATTCGGGTTGTCACGCTCCATTGCGGCATCGACCAGCAACGTCTCGGTTTTCAGGCTACCGGCCGAACCGCCAAAGAACAGGATGTCTGCAAGCGAAGCGAGCGCTATTTCCTGGGCTTTGGTTCTTGGATACCACCCGACAGGGAACCCTCTGCCAAGGCCAGGGAGCAGCGCTACCTCTCCGAGTTGCTGATTTGCCATCTTCGCGGCTGCCGCGCGCTGCTCGTCCGTGTAGGTAGACATCAGTTCACCGTAGGATTGTTGTTCGCGTGCACAAACCGGCTGAGTTCTTCGGCGTTGACCGGATCCCGGCCGAAGAACGCGATGAACTTGAGTTCGTCGGGAGATTTCCCGCGTAGTTCCTTGGTGATGTCGTTGACTTCGATCTTGTTAGTGATGAATCCGCACATCTTGCCAGCCAGTTCATAGGCCGCGATCTGGCCGTTCATGCGGTCCCCGGTTTGGGATATGGGGACGCGAGCCAGCGCCAGGACTTCATCGACAAGGTCAAGGTTGGCGAGATCTTTGCCCTGTTTCATGCCGGCCGCGGACGCAAATCGCTCAAGTTTCCGTTCAATCAGTTTTTTTACGAATGGCTTTTTTAGTGCCCGGTAAGCAAAGATGCTCTGGTTCTTTTTGGCGCTTTTAGGGTTGGCGCCGGTAATGCCTATCGCGGCGGCTGCCGCCGGGCCATCGCCCATGAATTGCGCGATAAACGCCAACTCCATTGGAGTCGGGAACTGCTTTTTGGTTGCCATACTGCTGTACTCCTTGGTCTGATTTGACTTCTATACTTCATGTGCTACTATCTATTCGTGAAATTCATCACAGCAACCCCGACGAACCATCCAGCCGCCACGGCAGAGGTGTCTATGTAGGGGAGCGCTGACTTTAAGTTTTTTCATGAGGCTCCCGTACTCCGGGGGCCTTTTGTTTTGCCCGCATAGCTCAGACGGTAGAGCGCCCGCTTTGTAATCGGGATGTCGCTGGTTCGATTCCGGCTGTGGGCTCCAAGTGTGACTGTGGCCGAGTGGCTTAGGCGCGAGACCGTGGCTCTCGTTTACGCGGGTTCGAATCCCGTCAGTCACCCGTGGGCGTATAGCTCAGCTGGGAGAGCGTTGGTTTTGCACTCCAAAGGCCGCGAGTTCGAACCTCGCTACGTCCACCAGATTTTTTATCCGGGTATAGCTCAGCCAGGAAGAGCAAACCGTTTGGGGCGGTGAGGTCGGAGGTTCAATTCCTTCTACCCGGACCAATCTTTCCACCAAAAAACGAAGGGAACCCCGTAAGGGCTCCCTCGCTGCTTTTTGTTTTTGTGAAGTACAACTGCGGTTAAGGGCTACTCTAGCACCTCTCTTAGATGATCAGCAACGCCGTTCCACACTGGCAACAGAACTTTGACTCTGCCTTGTTGGTTCGGCCACAGGTTACACATTTAGGTTTATGCGATACAGTGACTGGCTCCTGTATCGGCTGATTGCCCACCGTGCCCCTCAATTTCAAGATAAGGACATCGCTGTGTGCTTCTGTGGGGAAATACTCTCCCACAACGAATCGCTGATTGCTCTGGCTCCCAGGGACCGTGATGCCCTGGTCGTTGAATGCGCAGTCTGCTGTGGCTGCGCATACCTCACCCCTCTCGACCTCGCGTGAACTATTCATTCCGGGTATTGGACGGCTCGACATCGAACGGCGCGCGGGCCCAGCGGATACCAGGAAGACACGCTCTGCGCAAAACTCGACGCGAATCAGTCCATCCTCGGCACCTATTCCGCGGTGCGCCTCGACCGCGCCGGTACGCTCAATGAACTTGAACCGGTTCCCGGTCTGCCAGTCTTTGACGAAGCGCTCGAGATCGACGCCGCCATATGCCGGCAGGATCAATCCGGATATCGCTTCTTTGCCGTCGACGGACACATTGGCCAGGGCTCGCTGTGAGTCCAGGTTCTTTACGAATATGCTGTATTCACTGCCGAATGGTAGGGACACGGTGTTATCGGTTTCGCGAAGGATTTTGCCGTTGACTTTGACGGCCACGACGAACTTATTGAGGTAAACCATGGTGCTCCTTTTAACGACGCACTGACTAAGCGCCCAAAATTTAAAGTCAGTTGGATTTAACAGCGAAGTAATCCTAGCACATACCCAAGCGTAGGCGCTCGTACATCGAAATATGCGCCTCGATCGTCTCTCTCAATTGTGTACGCAATTTCTCCACCTTTTGCTCCGTTTCTGGCGGATAGACTGGCTTCACCAACTCCAGCGGTGATTTACCTGGCGTATAGATAATCGTGAAGTTACTGCAAGAGTAGATATCGTTTATCAGCCTGCCGTAGCGCCGGGCCAGTTCAGCACACTCGTATTGCAGTTGTTGGGACTGGACGATCGTGCGCTCCATGCGTCGAATACGGATTTCGTGTGATATCGCTTCCATCTGTTCGTGCATTAACTTCATCTGGGCTCACCATAATCCCCTGGTGGAGCGAACGATCCACCGCAGGCACCGACCCTGGCCGCCGGTGCTGACGCCTTCCATCGCGTGATCACTGCCAGCGTCCTGCCATGTTCGTCCTGGAATACCTGCCGCCCTGCCACTGACGCCAGGTATCCAACCCGCCGGCCTTGCTCATTGCGTACCGTGATACGCGCCACGGATTGTGGTCTAAACCCGATCACCAGACCGGCGCCTGTCGAGTTTCGTTCATCCCTGGATTCCATGGTACCGGTAACCCGCGCTCAACCCGCGCCACGTCTGTAGCCTCGCGGCGGATCGTGCCGTCTCGATGGTCCTGGACGACTTTGTTGTACGGGTTCCAATACACAGGATTTGTACGAGGAACGGCATCGGTATCAATATTTAACACAAAGAAACCAGAACCGTCAGGCAGTCGTTGCATATTCCCTCTCTATAGGAACGCCACAGAATGATTGTTGATCTCAGCCGTATACGCCGCACCAACGCCGTTGGCGTCAATCTGGAATGACGTGCTCAACTCCACCGCGCCCGACGAAGGCGTAGCAGGCTGCGTAATGTTTACCAGATAGCGTACGCCTTTTAACCAGAGGCATTCATGGGTTGTGGTATTCGCTATGCGGTCAATGTGGAACTCAGCGGACCAGCGCGTCGGCTGTGACAGATCAGGGAAAGGAATTCCCGGAAATGGGTTCCATACTTTCTTGATGTGATCGAAGATGCGCATGGATTTGGTAGCACAGTCCGCCTGCCATGCCATGTTGTATGTAAATATCCCATCCTTGAATTCATTCTGGCACTCAAGCGCCTGGCACAGACCGATATCTTCAGGCACAACCTGATAGTTATCGAACGCGAGCACGAAATTTCGCGGTGCTACCGTTGGAACCGGCAAAGTCAGCAGAAAGAAATAGTTATCGGATGGCCCGGCTGGCTTGATGCTGACCACGTTTGGTGATGGCCAAGAAAATGTACCGTGCGGTTTCGGGCTGGCCCCGCCATCATTGCCAACATTCCCATCCTGTAGCCATTGGAGAATTGTCTTCTGCTGTGCGAGTGGAAGTCTCTCGAGGTTGCGGTATACAGTGCGCTCGACGCGCCCGGCGGCTATGTCCGACATGATGTTGCCGGCGCTCGTCACGATGCCCTGGATGTCGCTTAAACTCACTACTTTGCTCCTTCCATTTTTTCTTTGAACAGTGCCGGCTGGACGCCGGTGATCATGGCCATATCGTCCTGCACGCTCTTCAGGAAGTCGGTGAAGTAGGGTTCTAATGCGTACCTCGTCGCGTCCATGAAGTCTGGATCCGGCGGGCCCTCGTGCCTCATTGGTCTCGGCGGAGGATTGAGCACGGATTTCCCAAGCAAAAATATCTTTCCCGGTGGAACGTCGTCACGGATCATCACGGGGCAGAACCCAAAGATTTTGATGACTTCATTATTGTGGTCATAGGTTGCGACTGTAACAGTGGTGAACTGGTCAGTAAACCCATAGTCAACGCCGAGTAGGCAGTGCGGTTTTGTCGGAACACTGTAGGTCCTGTATGGCCACACACACCGCGTTGCTTCCACGGCAAGTGCCATAGCTGACAACTTGAAGAAAGACCGGCGATCCATGCTTATTTCCTTTTCAGGTTCTCAATCGTGCCATCCACGCAGCCAATATCTTCCCAACGTAACAGTCTTCCATGTGCTTTGGCTCGATCGGCCCTGACTGTTTGCATTCTGTGCAGAAGAAAGAACACATCGGGCCTACCACATGGTAACCGATGACGATCTTGTCCGCAGCAGCCTTCACCTCCGGCGGTCGTGTGTCCGGTCCTCTGGAGATTACAAACATGTCCGTCATTCTACCCCAAGTCGGGAACAAAAAAAAGATTACGCGCAAGCCTACCACCACAAAATAGCTACTGGAAAACACCCTCGCGCATCGCCTGCGACCGCTTCACTGGATCCCGCAATGTCTCGATTTCCTTCTTGATGAAGATCGGGATGATGGTAGCTTTCTCCGCCGGCGTTGCTTCGTCCATAACTTTCTTGATCTGGCTCAAAGTAAAACGCGGCAGGATGCGTTTGAATTCGTTGGTTCTCATCGTGTGAAGCAATTTCTTTACGTCTGCCTGAGTCAAGTGCCCGCTGGCGATTCGGGCCTTGTTATCTGTGTATTCTTCCTGCTCTTCCGGTGTGCGAGGAGGCATGGCCTCGCCAGCAAACCTGTGCATGAGCAGTTCCGCAGGACTCATACTCTCCGACTTCGGGAATTTGGTTCCGAGCAAGAGCCGTAGCGCTTCGCGCTTGCCTGCTCCAGGTTCGGTATCCCGCTGATACTGCTCATACTGCATGAGTGGGCCAATAGAGTCATGTGTCATGTGTTTGCTGATCTGTGACGCCTTGGTCGCGACACTGCCCTCGGGGTTGTAAATGAAGTCGTTCTTGTAGTCGCGATTCTCGATCACATCATGCGCTGCGCGGATTAACGTCGACGGTGTGAATTGGGACTGCGCCAGAGAAGAGAAAGAACGTTCGCCTTTGGCGGTCTCGATCATTTCCGCAGGCAACTTCGAAAGTCCGAAACGCGGTGACTTGGCATTCGGTTCGTTTGTTAGTTTCTTCATCACCTGGTCGTAAGCTCCGTATCCGACAGCCACTAGCAGGCCCAACATCGCTAGCATACTGAGCGCGTGCCCGCGCTCCTGATCGCTCACTCCAGGCTTGAACGCTCCCTCGAAGATGTTCTTGTACGCCTTGAAGCGGCCGAGGTGGTATCCGTTGAACCAAGTCAGCCACCGGGTCCGCATGATGTCCCCCAGGAGTTTGGAGTCGAGCGGCCGGGTTGGAACCTGGTAGTCCGGGAATATCCTGTTGGTCTCGCGAACGGCAGCCTCCATACTCATGCCTGCATTCATCTTGTCGTAAACAGACTGCATATACATCACGTCGTTGGATGCGAACGCCGCCGCGTGACTTACTCGCCGGATCGCCTGGATAGGGTCATCGCCAGCGCGCAAGCCCATGTAGTCCCTTATCTTGTCCTTCATGGCCTTGTCGTTTTCCATCATCCCGGTCATGAGTTCAACAAACTTCTTGTTCAGATCAGACACGTATTGCTTGTGGCTCATCATGTGGGCGCCAGCGTCCAGGGCCCGCACGTAGTCAGCATCTTTGGTGACGACGGATTTAATCGCCTTCGCCATCGACGCCGGCACATTGCCCAACCCCAGGACGTTAGCGTTAGCGACCAATCCCCGGCTGACCACCGCGAAGTCCGCCATGTTGAACACGTGGAAAAGCGGGTTCAACAGAATCGACGTTTGGGCCACGTCCGCGATCTTGCCAAGGATGCTGGGAGCGTTCTCTTTGTTCAACTTGTCGGCAAACCGCTGGAGCACTTCAGCCGTCCGGGGCTCGAACTGATAATCCTTGAACTGCGGCAGGCTGGCAATCTCCTTCCACCCGCGAGGTGCATACACGCCCTTCTCTGGCAGCATCGCCACGCTGTGGAAAGCCTGTGAATTCTTCCAGGCATCAAGGAACCTCTTGGCCTCTACGGCCCGTGTCAATTGCAGGAAATCGGCCATCGTAGTAGCTACCGGATCCCGGAAATAGGTCAATCCTGTGTTTTCCTCAATTTCGTCCTTGGTGGCCTGGGTGATTGCCCACTCGGTACCGTACTCATCAATGAAACGCTTGCCGACGGTGAAGCCCGCTGGGGCCTGTCCAGGCATACCGGTCGGCTGGCCACCGTCCCAGCCTGTAACCTGGCCATCCTTGAACGACACCACACGCCTGGTGCCATCGCCGTCGTCCAGGGAGTACATGACGCGCTGTTTTAGGGAAGCGGCGTTCTTGCTGAGGACGTTGCCGCGCCCGCTACCACGGGAGCCCTCTGTGGCGCGCTGGAGTTGGTTCTGGCGCTCGCGGACCACCCTATGGAGGTAGGTAGGGTCAAAATCTGCCGGGATTTTGGCATCGCGTAATTCCTCGTAAAGCGCCTGATTTGCCTCGCGCAGCGGGGTAACGTATTCGTCAAGAATCCGCCACTGCTCTGGTGTAAGAGTCGTCGGGCCGGATTGTGGCACGAGCATGGAATCGATGTAGCGATCGACAGCCAGCCGGTCTTCGACCTTGGTGTCTTTGCCGACTTCCTCGAGAGTCTTGGCCGCAGTTATCGCCGACCCTTCGAATTTGCGGTCCAGATCGAGCAAGTTCGTCTCGAGGTTCCTGGACTTCTTGAGGTAGTCTTTGCGTTCTGCGCGCGCCTCCCATTTCTCCGGGAGAACGTGCGTCTGGATCAGGTCACGGATAGGCGCTGCGGCCTTGGCGATGCCTTCCACCAGTGGCCGTACCGCTGCGCCAGCGCCGCGCTCGAGCACTGGTGTAGCTCTGGAAAGGACAGCGGGGACGTTCAGGCGTGCGAATCCGCGCTCCGACGGTTTGCCCTTGATCGGCGCTGGCCCAGTCGCCGCACTCTTGTTGGCCAGTTTCTCTAAATCCTGGTCCGCGTGCGTCATCCGCCATGGCTGTTTTGCTTCCTCTATTGAATATGCCGGCGGCTCGCTTCCCTCATTCGCTGTAGTTCCTCGGTCAGTACCCGGCGGCGCGAGGCCGGACGTGCGCCCGCTCCCAACTTGATCAGTCTTTGCAGGTTCGCCTGTGTTTCCTCTGGGGCCGCGTTGAGCAAGGCTGACTCCTGTAGAAACTTGTCGTTGGAGGTGTTCTCTGGCTTGTCCATAAAGTTCACTCACCCTTTCAGATAGATTCTCCGCGAGATTTGATACTTTTTCTTGTCCGTGGTGCGCTTCCAGTTCTCCGATGTACTGCATGAAGAAGTCCGCGGCCTGGTCGATCGGGAAGCGTCCTGGGT